ATCGAGACCAGTTTTCGATGGTTCAAGGTGGATTATGTGCCGTAACATTCATACTACACACTGTAAGGACTTAATGTCCCCAAAACGACTCACTTCAGAAGATGAGTGGCGTGCGCAGTGCACAGCTGTCGGGCTGTGCGGTTTGGCACTCGCTGGCAACCTCCCAGTTTTTAGGCACTTTTACAAGCGCTTGAACCTTGGTGGGAAACCGGCTGTGCTGGACTCCGGTATGTACTACTGTTCGATCGGCCTTCAGGTTGTAGACAGTGAACCTACTGATGCTGCACGAGTGTCTTTCTTTAAGGCATTCAACGTAACTCCAGATGAACAGAGAGCGATTGAGAGCCTCTATGACGCGACCCCTCTCCAGTGGTATGGAGCCCCGGAAGATATTGCATACAAGACAGAACCGATTACAGCAATATTAACGCGAAACTAGCAAGCACGAGAGTATAAGAAAAGTACGAAAGAAGAAAATGAGCACAAGAAAGAAAGTATCCGCCAACAAACGGAACAAGCAAAGGAGTGAGTTGAACTACAATGTCCCCCGCCAGGATGGCAAGAGTTCACTTACTTCTAAAGGAGCGCAGAGTGAGCTGCGTTTGGTCCAAGCGATGAACGATCCTTGGTGTCCTGCCGCGCGTGGTGCGAAGATACCCGACGACGATAGTTCGGAATCATCCACCATGCAGCTAAAATGGACAGCGAGCCTCGGGAGCGATGCCAATGGGAGGTCGGGTCTCACCGTAAACCCAAATCCCACTTACGCTACTATGTCAGCAGGCAACACCTATGACTCAACTGGAATTTTAACGTGGTTCGCCGCGGACACGAGTCCAGATGCCCCAGTCATTAACGCTGCCACGGACAAGTACCGTTTGGTATCCTATGGAATCCGAATTTACTCCTTGCTTGCCCCCACTAACCAGAGTGGTGTCGTCAAGATGATAACGGTCCCCACGCCGATTGACACAGGATCGGCATTCACCTGCACTGGTGGTTTGTTCGAGCAGGTTGATAACTACTGTGTAGCAAACAGTGATCTCCACTGGGTTGGAAAGCCCGTTGGAGTGACCTGGAAGGAGTACATAGACTCTGGAGCAGGCGCCCC